ATGGGCACACCACGATTTACACCTGAATTTAAGGAAGAAGCCGTCCGTCAGATAACGGAGCGCGGTTATTCTGTTGCTGAAGTATCCGACCGTCTGGGCGTTTCTGCGCACAGCCTCTACAAGTGGCTACGGGCTATCAAGCCTGATAACAGCGAACAGCATGCCCGGGATTTACTGGAAGCTAAAAGCGAGATCCTGAAGCTCAGGGCACAGCTGAAGCGCACTGAGGAAGAACGGGATATTCTGAAAAAGGCCGCGCGGTACTTTGCAAGGGAGCCCGACTGAAGTACCGCTTTATCAATGAGCACCGCACTGTATGGGGTGTCATGACGATGTGTCGGGTGTTGTGCGTTGCCCGGGCCGGGTTTTATGCGTGGCTGCATAATCCGGTCTCTGCGCGGGATAAAGATAACCAGCGTCTGCTGACGCTCATCCGTGATTCATATTCCCTGAGCGGTGGCGTCTATGGCTATCGTCGGGTTCATGGCGATCTGAATGAGATCGGTGAAACCTGCGGCAAAAACCGGGTGGGCCGTATTATGCAACTGAACCGGATTAAAGCCGTGCGCGGCTATAAAGCGCCGCGTCGTATCGCTGGCCGACCTTCAGTGGTTGCGCCTAATCGTGTGCAGCGGCAGTTTACCGCTGTCCGGGCCAATCAGGTCTGGGTCACCGATATTACTTATATCCGCACCTGGCAGGGCTGGCTGTATCTGGCGGTGGTTATCGATCTCTTCGCCCGTAACGTGGTTGGCTGGTCGATGAAGCCCACTCTCTCTCGCGAACTCGCGCTGGACGCTCTGATGATGGCCGTGTGGCGTCGAAAACCGGACGGCGAGGTTATCGTACATAGCGATCAGGGCAGCCAGTACGGCAGTGACGACTGGCAGCGCTTCTGCCGGGCCAATAACCTGGCACCGAGCATGAGCCGGCGTGGCAACTGCTGGGATAATGCGGTGGCCGAATCGTTCTTCAGTTCGCTGAAAAAAGAACGGATCAGAAAACGTATCTATAAAACCCGGGATCTGGCCCGGGCCGATATCTTCGATTACATTGAAGTCTTCTACAACCGGGCCCGGCGTCACAGCCACCTCGGCGGCGTCAGTCCGGAGGCCTTTGAACAGGCCTCGTCGTGAGGACAGGAAATGTCTACTGTTGTGGGGTCAGTCCAAACTATAGGGCAGGATCGTCTACCGGGGTGGGGTCAGTCCATCTGACTGTTAAAGATGGCCATATCAATGGTGGCGATTATGTTTGCTACTACAAGGGATCAGTAAACGGTAATACGGCTGCAGTTAAGTCTGTACCTCATAATAAGCATGACACTACCGCCTTTAATGGTTTCGCTCCTCTAGATCTTGAGCTTCGCATTGAGGAACATGGCCCTGTGTATTTGTTTAAAGGCAATGTCAAAGGTGATAGTTCCAAGGCGATTCATGGGGAACTACATTTCTTGGCTGACCTTGCCTAAATATTCAAATCAAACCGCTTTTGAGCGGTTTTTATATTGTCATCACAAAGGCTACCTGCGGGTGGCCTTTTTAATGGCTATAGCGAGAGGAAAAGTATGAAGACCACTCCGGACTGGGAGGCTATCGAATCGGCTTACCGGGCCGGTGTGATGTCCCTCCGTGAAATTGCTTCACAACATGGCATAAGCGAAGGCGCTATACGCAAGCGTGGGAAGCGTGACGACTGGTCGCGTGACCTCAATGCGAAGGTGAAAGAACGCGCTGATGATTTGGTACGCAAAGCAGAGGTACGCAAGCAGGTACGCACCGAAACGGTACTGTCAGAGCGCGTACTGATAGAGGCCACTGCCGAGGTAATTGCCACGGTACGCATGCAACATCGAGGCGACATCCGCCGGGCGAGGACACTCGCGAATGCTCTGTTTGATGAGCTTGAAGCCGAGTGTGCAGACGTTGAGTCTCTGCGTAACCTGGGCGAACTGATGTTATCCCCGGACGAGAACGGGCGTGACCGGCTTAACGAGCTTTATCAGGCCATCATCAGCATGCCGGAGCGTGTTAAGTCGATGAAGGCTCTTAGTGAGACGTTGAAGAATTTGATTGGTCTTGAGCGACAGGCTTACAGCATGGATGAAGGCGAAAAAGATAAGGTTGTTGACGTACTGTCCGATCTGATGGATTCGCTCTCTCAGGGGGCGTAATGAAACCTGAGCATCTCAGGCTGCTGGCTGATAAAGACTGGCGGCTAAACAATCTCTACTGGATCACCGACAAAGAGGGGAAACCCACACGATTCAGGATGACGCCTGAGCAGCGGGAATACTTCGAGGGGATCCACACCCGCAACATCATTCTGAAAGCCAGGCAGCTCGGTTTCACAACAGAGGTGTGCATCATCCAATTGGATGCGGCACTGTTTGAGTCGGCGAAGTGCGCGCTGATCGCCCACACCTTGAATGACGCTAAACGCCTGTTCCGCGAGAAGGTGAAGTACGCATACGACAAGTTGCCTAAAGAAATAAGGGCAGCCAATCCTGCGAGCAACGACTCTGCTGGTGAACTGGTATTCAAAAAGGGCGGTTCGCTCTACGTCAGCACATCATTTCGTGGCGGTACGCTGCGTTACCTGCACGTTTCCGAGTTCGGAAAGATATGCGCCAAGTTTCCTCACAAAGCGCGTGAGATCGTCACTGGCGCGTTTGAGGCGGTATCGACTGGATGCTTCGCGACCATCGAAAGCACGGCGGAGGGAAGAGCCGGCTACTTCTTCGATTATTGTCAGGCCGCAGAGAAAGCAATGCTGCAGGGCAAACCGCTCTCTCCGCTGGACTGGAAGTTTTTCTTCTTTTCCTGGTGGAAGAATCCGCAGTACGCCATCGACCCGGTAGAAGCAATCCCGCAGCGCCTGGTTGATTACTTCGCGGAAATGGAAGCGAAGCATGGCGTCGTCGTTAATGACCGCCAACGCGCCTGGTACTATGCCAAAGAGAAAACCCTCGGCGATGACATGAAGCGCGAATATCCGACGATACCCGCCGAGGCGTTCCAGCAGTCGGTTGAGGGCGCGTACTACGCCAAGCAGTTCCGGTGGTTATACACCAACAAGCGGATCGGACAACTCCCCGATAACTCGCATCTCCCTGTGCACACGTTCTGGGATATTGGCGTGGGTGACTCGACGGCTATCTGGTTTGTTCGTGAAGTCGGCGAAGAGTTCCACGTCATCGACTACTACGAAAACTCAGGTGAGGGCCTGCGGCATTACATGAAGGTGCTGAAAGACCGTGGCTACGAGTACGGTGAGCACTGGGGGCCGCACGACATCGAAAACAGAGAGTTCGGCGCTGATGCTAAGTCACGCAAGGAACTGGCGCAGGAAGGCTACGAAATCGACGGTCAGATGTACTCTATGACGTTTAATGTCGTGCCTAAAACGGGGGTTGATACCGGTATTGAGTCGGTGCGTGAAATCCTCCCGTCCTGTGTGTTCGACGAAGAGAAATGCGCAGAAGGGATCTCCCACCTCGAGGGCTACCGCAAAGAGTGGGACGACAAACGCGGTTGCTGGAAAGATAAACCGCTTCACGATTTCACTTCTCACGGTGCTGACGGCTTCCGTTACTTCGCAGTTGCGAAGAATAACCGCAAGCAGGTTGGCGCAGTATTCTTCTAAGGAGCTCATCAGTGAGTGAACAACAAGGCGAGGTCTCATTCCTCGTTAACGCCCTTGCTGATGCTATTGGGCGCCAGCGCATGCAATACGCAGGGCGCAATGGCAACGTGAAACGCACGAAGCTCTGGGATGAGTTCGGCTATCCGGAAACGCTAACCTTCGACAATTTCTATCGCCAGTATCGACGTGGTTCAACGGGATTCTCTGCGGTACATAAGCTGCTTGACGCTTGCTGGGTTGACCGGCCGACCATCATCGACGGTGACGAAGACAGGGAGTCTACAGCCACGACGGCGTGGGAAAAGGCTATCACCAAGCTGATGAAGAAGCACTGGGCAAAAATTAAGGATGCCGATCGCCGCAACATGATTGGCAGATATTCGGCGCTGTTGATTCAGGTCCGTGACAGCCGGGACTGGAGCCAGCCGATTGACGTCGATGTCGTGAAAAAACTCGGCAGTAAGGCACTGGTGAAACTCATTCCGGCATGGGAGCCACAAATTAAACCGGGCAATCTGGATACTGATACCTGGTCGGAAACGTATGGTCAGCCGGTTAGCTATCAGTTCAATGAGCAGCCAATCGGTGACGAAGGGACATACAGCAGTCCCCGTTCTGTCCAGGTGCACCCGGACCGCATCATCCTCTTGTGCGAGGGTTCTGAGGACGACAACATCCTCTCCGGCATCCCACTGCTGGAGGCAGGCTATAACGACCTTCTTGATATCGAGAAAACGAAGGGCGGCAGTGCCGAGGGCTTCCTTAAAAACGCCAGCCGACAACTGGGGATCGCCTTCGACAAAGAAACGAACATGGAAAGCCTGAAAAAGGCGGCTATTGATGCAGGTTTCAAAGACCTTGGGGAAGCACTGAACGACAAGGTAGCGAAGATGAACCGCGGTACCGATGCCGCTCTGGTAATGCAGGCAGGCACGCCCTCTGTTCTCTCGGTAGCCGCTTCTGACCCGACGCCAAGCTGGACGGTATCAGCCAACTCCTTCTCTTCAACAATTCAATGTCCGTTCAACATTATGTTCGGAAAGCAGACGGGCAATCTCGCGTCGGAGGAAGATAAGACTGCCTGGGCAAACCGCTGTAACGAACGTCGCTGGGGATTCCTTTCTGACGTTATTACCCGCGTCATTGAGCGGTTCTGGACTGTTGGCATTATTGACCCTCCAGCATCCGGCGAGGTGACACTGGCCTGGTCTGATTTGCTGGCGCCGAGTGAAAAAGAGAAGCTGGCCAATATGGCAGTGATGGCTGACGTGGCAGCGAAAACACAACAGGCCTTTGGCACCCCAGCAGTCGATGAAAATGAGGTTCGCGCGGTCGGCGAACTGGAGCCACGGAAAGAGCCTGAAACGCCAGATCCTAATGCAAAACCAACCGGAAAGGATCCGCTGACTGATGACGACGACAGTGCAGACCCGAATCGGAACGCCAATCGTCCCGCGCAATAAGGCTGACCCGACGCAATCAGGCCGACAGGTCAGTCGGATGTTCAATGATATCGAAGCCCGTTATCTGGACATCAAGCGCCGACTGAAAGTGCTCTTTGATCAGCGTCTCACCGGGCGCCAGCGCGAAACCAATGGCGAGCGGTCCTGGATGATGTGCAACAACGAGGGTGCGGAGCCATCGCTATATCAGGTCAATGCCGGAACCTACATCTATGACATGACGGCGGCACAACTGGCTGACCTGCTGCAGATTGTTCAAACCGTATTGGACGATTCACTGCTCGACGGGGGAAGCCAGAACCTTTGGGCGCTGGAATATGTCTCGGCAGGGTATGAGCGCGGCACGTTGAATGCCTTCACCAACCTCTCGGTGCAGTCCCCGGCCTACGCCAGTCAGATAACATTGCAGCAATTGCTCTCCAGTCCGGCTTATCAGAACCAGATTGCCAGCGCCTACGTAAGCACTTATAGCGACTGGAAGGGGATAAGCGATACAGCAAGAGCCGACCTCGCAAACGTAATAGCCGACTCGATAGGGCGTGGGATTAACCCGCGCGAGACGGCCAGCATTGTCAGTAAGCGCCTTGATGTGTCGATGGCTAAGGCCAAAAATATCGCGCAGACGGAGCAGGTCGGCGCGCTGCGGCAGGCACAATGGAATGAAACGGATTGGGCTGCTGATCGCCTTGGGCTGAATACCGGGTTGCTTTGGTTATCAGCGTTAAAACCCACTACTCGCTGGTGGCATGCCGCTGAGCATGGAAAGGTTAAATCGACCGAATGGGTAAGGGAATTTTACTCACGAGACGGCAATAAGTATCACTGCTACTGCAGCCAGATTCCGGTACTGCTCAACGAGGACGGTAGTATCTTTAATGAAGGACTGACGGATAAGTTGGCGACAGAAAGAAAAGCTTGGTATTCCATTAAACAATAATTATGTTAATCCTCATCAGGAGGATTTCATGGTTAAAAGACAGGATAGCTCTGGTTATCTATATCATTGGGTTAAAGCAGTACCTTTTCTAAGACTCAAAGAGACTGATTACTCTGCTGCATTCGAAGTAATGATGCAGATCATCGATGACGGCTGTCTCAGGGCAGGCCTTACAATGGATAAAGGCGGGCATGAGTGCATATGTTTAACCGAATCGCCTAAAAAAATGATAACAAATGATACTTCAAAGTATCAGCCATTCGGATTTCAGTTTACGAAGCGAGAGCTTTTCGCCTTGGGAGGCAGGCCAGTTATTTATTCTCCTATAAGGGATAAAGCACTACTTGATCCTTCTTTACATTGGCGGTTCATGCCTTTTGATTTGGATTTGATGTCAGTTAAGAATCCGAATGGCTTGGATTTTACTTGGGAACGCGAATGGCGCCTTAACGAACCAGAGCTTTTCATTCAGGATGCTAGGAAAATATATGTACCAAACGATTATTACAAAAAGCAACTCATAGACAGGACAAACCTTATCGTTCAAAACAGCATATCAGACTATTACTTTGGATATCCTGATCAATGTGTGGAGCAATACGTTGACGACATACATGATAAAATTGAAGTTTTAAACATCCCCGATTAGGCCAGTTCTGGCCTTTTTTATTGTCTGAAATCCACCAATGAGGACCCGGCATGAAACGCAACCGCGTTAACGTGCTGACCGTCGTCAACTCCGCATCAAACATCACCACTGAAACCATCGACGGCAAGCCACATATCGTGGTTCGCGGCATCACGCCTGTGGTGGACGATATCGTGATGAACCGGAAGTTGTACCCGGCAGCAGAAATCGAGAAAGCCTATAACACGCTTGAGCGTAATCCGATGCCTCTGGGCCACCCGAAGGTGGACGGCAAGCATGTTTCGGCGCGCGACGTGCGGGCGGTTAACAATTACCACGTCGGGGCATGGCTCCAGAACGTCAACCACAAAGACGGCAAAGTCAGCGGTGATATGTACGTAGACCGCCAGTACGCCGAGTCGAGTGAGAAAGGCAAACGACTCGTTAACCGACTGGATGAGATGGCCGCTGGTACCAACGTCGATCCGATCCACATCTCAACAGGCCTGCTGTATTCCGGTATTGCCGCGAACGGCGAATCGAAAGGCAAAAGGTACAACGAAATTGCCACCAACATGATGTTCGACCATGTAGCTGTGCTGCTGGACGAACCCGGCGCAGGTACGCCAGGCGAAGGCGTTGGCATCTTCGTTAATGCCGAAGGTGAAGAACTTGAAATCGAAGTCGTGAACCTTGCTGATTCTGAATCTCCCGACCCGCAAGACCCCACATTTAAAACCTTTTTCAACCAGCTAAAGGCGTTTTTCAGCGCCAACAGCGACTCAACCCATAAGGAAACAGACCCGATGAAAGAGCTCATCGTCAATGCGCTGAAAGCCAAAGGTAAACCGGTTGACGGTAAAACCGATGCCGAGCTGATGGACGCATATAACCAGATGCTGGCGGAAAACGCCGGCAAAGAAGAGACGCCGGAAGAAAAGGCTGCTCGCGAGAAGAAAGAGGCTGACGACAAGAAGGCGAAAGAGCAGGCCAACAACAACCAGGAAGCCCCTGCATGGTTTGCCCCGTTCGCCCAGAAGCTGAACGCGATCGAGTCCGGTCTGTCGGTAAACGCCGACAAGGTTAAAAGTGAAATGCGTGCTGCAGTAAAAGCGAAGTTCGGCCTGGACGACCTCGCAGTGAACGCTCTCGACGGCGCGGCTCTGGACGGCTTCTACGCGCAGTGCCAGACATCAACGGGCCTGAATGGTGTATTCCGCCAGGCGAACAACAACCAATCTTTCAGCGAAATGCCGGAGTAAGAAATGGCTAAAGACGGGAAACATGTAATTCATGCGGGCGGTATTTTTGCCAATCCGCAGTTGCACCGGGAGGGTGCCGCGGCTGCTGATACCAGACCCGGCACTATTGGCTTCTTCGATAACACGACGAAGAAATTCACGGCATCGGTTGATGGCAATGAAGACGCCATTCTGTATGTGGCTAACTATGACTATCTGCGCTGTAAAACGGTGGATGACGCCATTGCTGAGGGGGACTGGGTGGTCGCGATGCATCCAACGTCCGGTGTTTTCTTCAACGTCCCTGCGGCGGCCGGCACGTACACGAAAGGTCAGCCGCTTTCAATTGCCAATGGTTTCGTGAAAGCGAAGGCCGCGGGTGAGTCTGTCCGCGCTTATGTCGAAGAGGACCGCGCATACACCATTGCCACCGCAGGCGATCTCCTGCGCGTCGTCATTAAGTAAGGAGCAACGAATGTTTGCATTTTCCACCCGACAGGCAACCGAGACCCGAAATCTTGAGGCAAACACTGCTCAGTTTCAGGAGTTGCAGTTTGCCCGTAATGCCAGCGCCCAGGCTGTAGCCGATTTCATTGCCCGCACCCGCGCGCGTGGTGAAGCCGCCAATGCCCCGGTACTGGATGCAGTGAACGCAGTGGATGATATCCGCCGCCTGTATCGCTCTTACGACCAGACCGTTCTGGCTGAATTCCAGCCCAATACCGAATTCACGTTACTCAACGATCTGATGCCTCTTTCCCGGTCTGTACGACTGGAAGAATCGGTGTATGAATACGCGCGCACGGGTGGTCGTGGTTGGGCTCACACCTCAATGTCCGGCCAGATTGGTGCGGCGCTCGATGCGAAGTCCTATACCTTCGACGGCACGATGGTGCCTATTCACGATTCCGGTTTCAAATTCAACTGGCGTGATCCGGTATTCAATAAAGGCTCTGCGTTGTCGTCTCTGGCCGACGCCCAGGCTGGCTCAGTCGATGATGTGCGCCGCCAGTACGTGGACTATATCTGGAGCGGCTTCCGCGACGCTGCGGGCAACTTCATTAAGTTTGACGATAAAACCTGGAAAGGCCTGCGTGCTGATGAGCGTGTCGCTCAAATTACGCTGACCTTCAACTTCGCGACCAGTACGGATCCGAAAGCTATTCGCGCTCAGGCCATTGCGCTACGTGACGTACTGAAACTGCAGAACTATCAATACGGCGAGCAGACCTGGTACGTTTCCAGCGAAATCATGTCGAACTGGGAACAGTATTTCGATGTGAACTCCCTGCGCACGGTGCTGGAAGAGATTAAGAAGCTCTCCGGCATTAAAGACATCAAAGAAGACGCCAAGCTATCCGGCAATCAGATTCTGGTTGTACCGCTGGGTGCTGGGGTTATCGCTCCGATTGTCGGCCAGGCGTTCGGTACCGTTGCCGATCCTCGCCAGTTCTACAACAGCGACTACGTATGGCGCACCTGGGGTGCTGCTGGTCTGATGGTTAAGCAGGACATCAGCGGTCACTTCTCTGTCGTTTACGCCTCGAGCTAAGGAAACACCTATGGCACTTGTAAAGATACTGGTAGAGAACCTCTTTGCCGGTGCCAGCTTCCAGAAGCTGGAGGCTGGTAAAGTTTATGACGTCGATGATGCGGTTGCTGAGAACTGGATTGCAGCGGGCAAAGCTGAGGCAACGAAAGAAAAGGGCGAGACGCTGCTGTTTGAGGTGGCTACGCCCTCGACACCCCTGGCTGTTGAAACCACCGTGCTACAGGAGCAACTCGACAATGCTCTTGCGATGGTCGAACAGTTAAAGGCCGAAGCGACAGCGAAGGATGTTGCTCACGCGGAAGCCCTGGCGGCTGAAACAAAACGTGCAGATGCAGCAGAAGCGGCGCTGGCAGAAGCAACCAAGAAGGCGAAATAATCATGGCTGACCCAATCACAGCGGCAGACGTGCATGCGTTCCTCGGTGAATTGGGTTACTCCATCCCGGGCGCGTTACTGGAGCCGATTCTCTGCGTGGTAAACAAAATCATTCCGTGTCTTGATGGCGCGGGATATGACGACTGCACCGCAAAACTCATCCTGATGTATGCCGCCGCGTTGATGACAACGTCTTCCGGCGCCCGCCGCATCAAATCACAGGGGGCACCATCTGGCGCGTCTCGTTCGTTTGATTATGGCGAAGACAGCATCACATGGTTACGCGATTCTCTGTCCCACCTCGATACGGGCGGGTGCACCAGTGCACTGCCAATCAGCGTCGGTAATAGTGTCGGATTTTTCGATGTGGTGGGGGGCTGCTGATGGCCTGGATATCCGTTAAGCATCGGCTGCCTCGTTCATTCTCGCGCGTGTGGGTAATCACCGATACCGGGCAGCAAACGACAGCGTACGTCAAATCGGACGGTGAGTGGTTCATTAACTGCCCGCACATCCGGGCGACAGGCGCGGTTGTGCTGCAATGGAGGGAGTAGGCCATGTCGTCGATAGCCAACTGGTCATACACCGCTAAGGCAACTATCTGGCGAAAGCTTGCCGGGAAAGACGAGAACGGCGATCCGCTGGGTTATGCGGAACCAGAGATCATCTTATGTGATTATGAGGGCGGTCTTTCGAAGCGCATAGGTAGCCTTGGCACTGAAATTGTCGTGAAGAATACCATCTGGACAGAGGCACTGGCAGCGGCAGGTGATTACCTGCTGATTGGCGAGTCGACAGAAACGGACCCGGTCAGAGCTGGCGCTGACGAAGTGCGGCAAGTTATCCGTTATGCCGATACTTTTGATCGCCTCGCGGATGACTTCGCGATTATTACAGGAGTCTGATATGGGTGTTAAGGTGAAAGGGATTCAGCAGGCCAAGGCTAATCTGAACCGTATCATTGATGACATTCAGGGGAGAAAAGTTGTTCGCGGAATTCAGTCTGCCTTGCTCATCGTTGGCGCCCAGGCGGCGATTTATACTCCTGTAGATACTTCAACACTTCTCAACAGTCAGTTTTGCGAAATAATGGTGAACGGAACACGCATCACCGGGCGGGTAGGCTATTCAGCAAACTATGCTGCATATGTCCACGCTATGCCGGGCAAACTCAAAGGTCAGCCTCGTGCGCACTTCGGTAAAACCAGAGAAGGGCAGGAGTTCGGCGGCGGTACGGGTACTGGCAACTATTGGGACCCGCACGGCGAACCTCAGTTTCTGACAAAGGCAGGTAACGAGACCAGAGACCAGATTGACGCCGTGATGCGCAAGGAGCTGTCGCTATGACACCCATGATGCATGAGCGCGTCCGTAACATGTTCGGCGACGCCGGGCTTACAGACGGTTTCACGGTGCAGAAGCTTTTATACGACGACCCTGGAGACCCGTCGACGGCGGTCATGGTATTCAGGCCAAACGGTGGCTCATCAATCAGGAATGCGCTGGGCTCTGATTATTACGTCCTGGTCGATGTTGTCGGCGCGAAGGACAAACGCGGCGATGCGCTTAGTGCAGTTCAGCGCATTGTTGATTATGTCCAGGCCAACCCCATGGCTGATGAGTGCGTCGGCTATATCCAGAATATGGGCTCAATTCCCGCGCCGGTGCTTACAGAAGAAGGGCGAATAGTTTTCCGTCTCCAGTTCGTTTGCACTTACGGTGATTAGCCAATCCCAACCAAATAACCCGCTACGGCGGGTTTTCTTTTATACGTCAAAGAGGAGTTTCACATGGCTGATTGCCAGAACTCAAACGAGCGCCTGTTCGGTGGCGCGGTCGTGCTTGAAGTCGCTGACGGCTGCCCGGATGTCAAACCGCTTGAATCTGAGTGGAAGTCTTTAGCTGCGGGCACGTCGAAGGGTTTCGACTTTAACCCGAACAGCGTGACCAGTGATGCAGATGACGGCGGCGGTTATGTCGAAACCATCATCACCAACAGTGATTTCACTCTTAGCTTTGAGGGTGAGGTTCGCAAAAAGGATAAGCTGGATCAGTACGGCGTTGGCCGGTACATCGCTTATTTTGCTGGTGAGCTTAAGGCCAAGCGTCAGCCCGGTCTGTGGGTGCGCATGGATTATGGCCCGGTTGAGTTTATCGGTTATATGAACATCACGGCGCTGAGCTCTGACGGTGGTACCAACGACATCGTGACGTTTTCTACTGAGTTCAAAGTCGGCGATGCGAGCACTATCGAAGTGAACGAAGTCACCGATATCCCTGTGACTGGCGTGACGCTTACCCCGACAACCAGCACCGGGGCTGCAGGCGGTACCAGCACGTTTACGGTGAATATCGCCCCGGCCGATGCCAGCAACAAAGGCTTCACCATTGCTACGACTGACGCAACGAAAGCCACAGCAACTGTGTCCGGGAATACAGTCACGGTCACCCGTGTTGCGACGGGTACCGCGCAAATCGTCGTTAATACCGTCGAAGGCAACAAGGTTGCCACGCACACCGTTACCGTCAGCTAGCGGCTATTACAAAGGGCGGCGCGCTGCCCTTGATAATAATCGTTCACGGAATGGCCTATGACAGCATTAAAAGAAATTGGCGAAATCGGCATCAGTGATAGCCGGGAAGGAGGTAAAGATTTCCTGCTGCGCCCCTCATTCGCTGCGATGGCCCGCCTGGGCGAACCGGCCGAGATTGTGAGGATTTACGGCACCGTCAATGGCAGCGATGCGCAGCAGTTGCTGGTGGCTTGCGTAGGGGCGCTGAAATGCATTCCCGCCTGGGTGTCGCCATCATTCAATCTGCTGGCTGATCGTCTGCTATCGGCGGCGATGCATGTTATGCAGGCATGCTGCGAAGAAGACCTGACCGCCATTATCGGCGAGTGGAAAGGGTGGTCACGCTATGTCGTGTATCGGCCCGGTATGATGCCCCGTAATGACATTGTTGTGATGGCACAGCAGTTACTGCAGCATGGCGTAATAGGCAAAGCGAAGGTGCGCCGGCTGCAGCGCCACGAATCAGGTGAAACGACGAGCGAGTTCAGGGCGTTCGATTACATCAGCGCCGCGCGCTCGCACTTTGGTATGGGCCGCGATGAGGCCGCGGCGTTGACTATGACAGAGTTTCAGCTCCTGCTGGCCGCCAAATACCCTGATCAGAAAGGGTTTACACGTGAGGAGTACGACGCGGTAGCCGAAGATTACATGGCAAGAAAAACGAGACGATTGGCGAATTGTAGTGATAGTGGACTATAGTATGAACCTCTCAATATCTTTTAGCACCTCACAAAAGAAGTACTAGAGTTCATTCTGATTCACTTAGTTTCATCTTGATCAAATATGAGTAATGGTATTAAATGAACAAACACAACTACTGTTGTTTAAAGTGTACTTACTACATGTAATGCACTGTAATTTTATGCACTACGTTAAGTGCAGGCATTCTGAGGGCTTCACTATGAGTCACGCACTGAGAAAGACGGATCGTTTGTACATTCCGCCCCGTGACAAAAACACCAAGGCGGCACCACGAGCGGCTATGGATGAAAACTGCAGTCATGCAGAACAAGTTAAAAATGCATTTGACTTTGGTTTCACTCGATATGAGGGAGCCATGGAAGAACTGTCTCGCGTCTAAGTAGGTGCTCATGGCTGAGATTGTTGAGGGTGTAAATTATCTTTCTGTCGATGATTTGATTAGTATTAACAGACGGTTAATTGAAACCCAAACGCCAAACGAACAAATTGGCGTCTTAAGCGAAAACAATCTCAGTTCATCGCAGGCACGACCAAGCATGGTTAGATGGTATGAGCAGACGGATGATATGTTTAAATTAGCCGCAGCTCTCATTGAAAGCATCATACAAAATCACCCCTTCGCAAACGCTAACAAACGTACTGCTATGATGGCTGGTTACATCTTCCTTTTACTTAACGGCTATGAACTTACAGCTCCAGGGGAAGAGGTTGTCATAATCGCCGAAGGTCTCGCGAAAAAAGAGTATGATGCAGTGGACTTGGAGAATTGGCTTTGTCACTGGTCACGAACCTACGACGCCAGGCAACTTTGTGTCCAGACGATGATAGTTGATGCGATTAACTTAAATCCGTAGTTGGCGTTCTATAACCGCTTCTTAAAAATTAAACCCGCTCCGGCGGGTTTTCTGCTTTCTGAACCCAACAAACCATCATCTCCGTTGCGCTTGTGCTATTCCTGGGTAGGATGTGATCACTTTTACCGATGGGGATAGGGATATGAAAAGAGTTCTGGCAATCGTGCTTTCTATTTTGGCTGCACCAAGCTTTGCAAATAATGATGTATCAACCATTTCATTAGCTAAAGCAGCGGTCACAAAGATATTAGAAACACGCTACAAGCCAGATGAATGCGCTAAATGGAAAATACTAGCATCAGCAGGATCCATCTCTCAGGCAAATGCCTTAGCAAAATGTGATAACGACTTTAATCCCGGTTACGGCTTGGATTTTAGCTCGGTCGAAGTAAAAAGAACGGATAACTTTGATTCAGTGTGCGGCATCGTTAGCGGTAGAACAGAGCTTAGCCGCATAGGTGCGCGCTTCGTTTACGATGTCAAATCAGGCAGCGTAACGCTGAAACCTTCTAAATACCCTATGTACTCACTTGCATCATCAGGTGAATTCGGTAAAAACCAAATTAATTTAGAGAACAAACAATACGAATTGGTATACAGCTCGAAGTGTAAGTAACCAATTTTTATAAAATCAACCTCGCTCCGGCGGGGTTTTTTATTGCCTGGAGAAAAGTAAATGACTGAACAGAACGCAGGCAGTATCGTTTATGACATCAGTGCAGATGTGCTGCCCTTGCTAGAAGCCGGCCGCATGGCCCAGGATGCCCTGGATAAAATCGACACTGCGGCCAGAAATTCCGGTAAAGGTCTTAATTCCATCGATAAATATGCAAGTGACGCAGGGAAGGCGCTGGATGGACTAAACAAGTCGTTTATCGAAGCAAGCAAAGATCTGGACAGCGTAAGCGACTCATCGTCTTCTGCCGGGCGCTCTCTGGATGAGTTGACCGCGTACGTGAAATCGATAGACACCGCATCACGTTCATCCAGTTCTTCGTTGAATGCTATTGCTCGCGCGATGCAAGAGGCAAAATCGGGTGCAAGCGGTGTTGGCAGTGAATTTAGCCGTGCGCAGGCCTTAATTGAGGGGCTCGGAAACCAACTGGCTGTGCTCGAAGAAGCGCAGGAAGGTTCAGCTCGTAGCGCGGCAATTCTTGCTGCTCAGTTACGCGCCGGATCATCAGCAACAGAAGAAGAAAAACAGAAAATAGGTGAGTTGACTGGCCGGCTGTTTGACATGAAGAACACCACGGATACCAGCTCGAAAAGCCACGGCAATTGGAAAACCACCATGCAACAGGCTGGTTATCAGGTGCAGGACTTTATCGTCCAGGTACAGGGCGGCCAATCCGCGCTGGTGGCATTCAGCCAGCAGGGCTCTCAGCTTGCTGGTGCATTTGGGCCTGGCGGCGCGGTGATCGGCGCTATCATTGCACTGGGTTCGGTATTGACTGGTGTTCTGATTACTTCACTAAATGGCGGTAAAAATGCCATGGATGCGCTGAAAGATGCCGCCGAAGCCATGGATAAGGTAATCACCATTTCATCTCAGGGGGTGGCAGCACTCTCTGATAAATATGCCGCGCTTGCCAGAACTAATGCCGAAGTGGCTACACTTATGCGTAATCAAGCATTGCTTGAATATAACCAGGCAATCGCCAAGATACCGAAAGCCATCAGTGACGCTGCTGACTCCTTTGTTACACTTGGCGACAGAGCAATGGCTGCTTTCGGTGGAGCATCGCCAAGTATCAAAAAATTCAATGATGAGCTCGCGGGTCTTAAAATCACTACCGATAACTGGAGTGAGGCAATTACTCAGGCTAACAGTCTGGGCCAGTATGCATCTGGAGTGACTAATTCTCTCTCTGCAACCGTAAATACTCTTGCCAGTAGGTTTGGCATCAGCCAGCAGGCTGCATTTGATCTTGCCAAACAGCTTTCTGATTTGAGTAAAAACCCTTCTCCTCAGGCCCTGCAAGACCTTGCCCTAAAATTACAACAACTGAAATCATCTTCAACAGATGGGCAAGATTCAATAAATTCACTGGCAGAGAAATTGATTAGCCTTGCCGCTGCGGCTGGAGAAGCAAAGTTAAGAGTTGATGGGTTAAAGGCGGCTACTGATAACCTGACATCTGGTCAGAAAGGTTTAATCAAGCAGTCTGAGCGCAACCTGGAATTATCCAAAAAACAGGGGGCAGCCAGGGCAAAACTGCAGGCTCAATACGCTGCGGAAGATGCTGGTTTCGCGAAGGACGATCCGCATACCGTGCAGATGATGAATGATGCGGCTGCGACCTATAACAACATCGATGCGCAGAAGAAACTGGATGCCCAGAACAAGAAAGGTGCATCTCAACAAGAAAGTATCTCCCAGAAACTGGCTAACCTGAAACAGCAGTCAGAACTGGCAGCAGACAGCACTCAGCAATTAAGCCGTGAGCAGGCAATCCTTACCGCTCAGCAGTCACTTGGTAAAGGGGCCACGCAACAACAAATCGCGCAGGCTGGGCAGTATGCCGCATCAAAATGGGACGCGGCGAACGCACTGAAAGCACAAGCTGCTGCCGAGAAACTGCTGCCGGAAACGAAGGAAAACGCGTCCTATAAACAGGATATGCAAGACCTGAAAACGGCCCTGGATGCGAAGAAAATCACGCAACAGCAGTACGACCAGACTAGCGAGCAGCTCGAGCAACAGCATCAGGCTAATATTGCGAAAATCCGCTCACAACAGGCAGTGACGCCGTTGCAGTCGGCGGCCGGAGAGGTCGATCCTGTGCAGCGCTTGGCAAACCAGCATGCACAGGAACTGGCACTGATCCAGCAGTTTGAGCAGCAGGGTGTACTGACGCATGAGAATGCGCTGGCGCTTCGTAACGCTGCAGATACGCAGTACGAACAGCAGCGCATCGCCGCGCAGTGGGAAATTTATCGTAACCAGAGTCAGGCGAATGAACTGTTGGCGTCTTCACTTGAAGGATTGCAAAGTGGTGCGTCGAGCGCGTTAACCGGGCTGATTAACGGCACGCAGAGTTTGCAGGAGGCGTTTGCCAATATTGGTTCAACGATACTCAACAGCGTAATTACCAGTCTTGTTCAGATGGGCATAGAGTGGGTTAAGGCTCAGTTGATGGGACAGGCCGCAGCCGCAGCGTCGCTGGCGTCCACAATGGCCCAAGCTACTGCGGCTGCTTCTGCATGGGCACCCGCTGCAGTCAGCGCATCAATTGCAACGTATGGTAGCGCGGCGGCTGTTGGGCAGGCTGCCTACGCCGGTTCTCTTTTGTCTGCAAAGGGTATGGCGCTTGCGGGTGCCCGTTATAACGGCGGCCCTGTTTCGGCAAACTCAATGTACCGTGTAGGTGAGGGCGGGAAGCCTGAAATCTTCAAAGCCAGCAATGGCAGCCAGTACATGATTCCTGGTGACAATGGACGGGTGATCAGTAATAAGGATATCGGCAATTCAGGCAGTAACGGAGGCTACACCGTGTTCAATGTGGCGTTCAACATCCAGACCACGAACGGTATCGACGACGCCACCATGCAGAAAATGGCCGGAATGATGAAACAGGTCGCCCTCTACCAGATAAAAGACCAAAGCACTCGCCCCGGCGGCATGCTTCAACCCCGCAAATAACAGGAAGTACCATGCCAGAAACTTTCACATGGATCCCCCAGACGGGATTCACGGGCGAGCGTACGCCTGATGTAGCCGTCGTGAAGTTAGGCGATGGCTATGAACAGCGTCAGGTAAAGGGTATCAACCCACTTTTGGGGAAATACCCGCTGACGTTTATTGGTTATGACGATTCGAAATGCGTGAGGCCAAATGTGGCAAAAGCTGTGGATGCTTTTCTCAGGGCTCGCATGGCCGTTGAATCGTTCTACTGGACGCCACCTGATACTGGGGTGCAAGGGTTGTATGTGTGCCGTTCATGGTCGATGCAGAAGAACAAAGGCGTTTACACGTTAACCGGAACATTTGAGCAGGTGCCGCGATGAGAGACATACCAGCAGAACTAATCATCGAGAGTGTTGATGCCGGTGTTGGCGCAATGCTAGACCTGTTTGAAGTCGACCTCCAGTCGTTCGGAGGCGATGTTATCCGCTTCCACGCAGGAACTAACGGTTATTACAACGATGTCATCTGGCAGGGGCGCGCTTACTCGGCCTATCCGATCGCTGTAGAAGGCTTCGAAGTGAAATCGGAGGGGACGTACTCGCGCCCGACGATGAAGGTAGCGAACATAACCGGGCTGATTACTGGCATTAACCACGATTTCGATGATGCGCTGGGCGCGGTGGTGACTCGCCGACAGGTGCTGGTTAAGCATCTGGATGCGGTGAACTTCCCGAACGGAAACGCTGATGCAGATCCTACCATGGAGGCTGTGTCGCGCTACGTCATTGAGGAAATGGCCGAAGAGACGTTCGAGACTGTCACCTACAACCTGGCCACGCCCGTGGACTGCGATAATGCCATTATCCCGGCGCGCACCATTCTCGCCGACGTGTGCCAGTGGGTGTATCGCGGCGATGGTTGCGGCTATTCCGGCGGCGCGGTGGCGGATGAGAAGGATAACCCAACCTCTGACCTGTCACGCGATAAGTGCTCTAAGCATCGCAGCGGGTGCCGTATGCGCTTCCCTAAACCGAGTTCGCTGCCATACGGCGGCTACCCCGGCTCCTCAAAGGTGTCCTGATGCTTGAAACTGAATGCCTGGCCTATGCCACCTCATCGGGCGATGAAGTATGCGGCCTAATTATCGACGGCGACCGCCTGTGGCGATGTCGTAACACGCATCCGGATCCAGCGCGAAACTTCCGGATTGATGACAGAGACTGGTTTGAAGCAGAAGCGGCGGGAGAAATCACCGCCGTTTTTCATTCTCACCCTGAGCCAAAACTGGTGCTGTCTGGCGCAGACCGAACGGCACAACTTGATACGGGTATTGAATGGTGGTTGGCCAGTGGCGGGAAACTACGTAAGTTTCGCCCGGTACCGCATCTGCTTGGCCGCCGGTTTATGCATGGCGAAATGGACTGTTACACGCTCTTTCGCGATGCCTATCACCTTTGTGGAATCGACTTGCCAGACTTTGAGCGAACCAATGGTTGGTGGTTGCGCGGCGAAAACCTGTATCTGCAGAACATCGCGGCCAACGGCTTCTATGAGGTTGATATGAACGCCATTCAGCCAGGTGACGTAATCATCCGGCGGGCGTTCCCTGAGTGCGACCCATGCCACGCGATGATCTGGCTTGGTGACAATACCATTTTGCACCACGAAGTGCACGGCAGGCTTAGCCGCCGCGAGCCGCTGCGACAGATTCACGTCCCTCTCATTCACTCCATCTGGAGACACGAACAATGCTCACTTTTGGATTTGCGGGGAATTTACGACGACATTTCCGCCAGATCGCAATGAATGTCGACACGCCAGCGCAAGGGCTTCGTCTCCTGTTGGCTCAGTGTCCGGCATTCAAGCGCGACTTTTATAACACGCGCATTCGCATGCGCATCAATGGCAGTGACGTCTGCGGTGAAAACCTTGAATTCCACATGAACCGCCGTGTCAAAGACGGCACGCGCGTGCTGATTGTCCCGGTAGTTGAAGGCTCAATTTCAGCCGTAGCCGCTGCATGGATCATGGTTGCCGTCTCTGTCGCTTCGGTGGCGTATTCGCTTTATATGACTTCGCACATGAAGACAGGTACGTCAGCGGACCAGGACACGAACTCTATCACTAACAACTCATTTACCAGTGCGGAAAACCGAGTCGGTCAGGGACGTCCTGTACCGCTACTGCTTGGTGAGATGGTTGTGGGCAGTAACGTAATTAGCCTTGGTATCGACACAACGAACAACCAGGACTGGAATATTTCGATCAGTTAGGGTGATGATATGGGATCAGGTGGCGGTGGCGGCAGTACACCAAAATTAATCGACGACAACCTTAAATCTAAGCAATTCCTCCGCGTTCTGGACCTCATCAGTGAGGGACCAATCTACGGTCCTGTAGACCAGCATCATCTTTCCTCATTTATGCTGAACAAAACGCCAGTCACCGATGCCGCGGGCAATGTGACCATCAATGGTGTCAGCGTGGCATGGCGACCGGGATCAGCAACACAGACGCCAGTCACTGGCTTCTCGTCCATTGAGGCGACGACGGTTGTTAATGCTGATGTAACTCAGGCAACTCCACTCGTCAGAACGGTAACTGATGCTGATGTTGATCGCGTGCGCATGAATATTGGCGTGTCTGGTCTTGTCCGTCAGGACACGAAAGGAAACCAGCATGAAACTGCTGTGACTATGGTGATCGAAACCCGCGCTGCAAATTCTGTATGGCACGTTCAGAAGACAGTGACCATCAGCGGGAAAATATCCGGGGAATATCTTGAGGCACATCTTTTTGATGCACCAGACACCAAGCCATTTGATATTCGTCTTCGCCGTATCACAGAAGACAGCAGTAGTGACCTGCTGTCTAACGGTACCGTGTGGAACAGTTTTACTGAAATCACCGATGACAACCTGTCTTATCCATACGCAGCTGTAGCTGGTTGCGTGGTGGACCGTGATCAGTATACAGACACGCCAACGCGCACGTATCACCTGCGCGGCCTGATTGTCGACGTTCCTGATAACTACGACCCGGTTGCCCGCACCTATGCCGGCATCTGGACTGGTGGTTTTAAGTCATCATGGACCAATAACCCAGCATGGATATTCCGTGCGCTGGTCAAAAATTCCCGCTATGGGCTCGCTAAGCGCGCAGGTTATGTTGATGTTGATGATGGTAGCCTGTATGTCCTTTCACAGTTCTGCGATCAGCTTGTCGACGATGGTTACGGTGGCCAGGAGCCACGCTTTACATTGAACGCCTATATCACCGAGCAGAAGAGTGCCCGAGACCTGCTGGACGACATAGCCGGAATGTTTCGTGGTATTGCATTATGGGATGGCATGCGCTTCTCAGTAATGTTGGATAATCCCCAGGACCCGGTGGCTTCTATTGCGAATGCTAACGTGGTTGACGGGCTGTTCACTTATAGTTCGATGAAGCGATCAGAGCGTTATAACGCAGTGGTCGTATCCTGGACTGATCCAAATAACGGATGGGAACAGGTAAAAGAATATGTCTCAGACGATGAGATGATTGATCGTTACGGCTACAACGAAACGACGATGGAGGCTTTCGGCTGTACTTCCCGTGGACAGGCGTTTCGCACCGGAAAATGGATGCTGGAAACCGCCAGACGTGAGACTAAAAAAGTCACTTTCAAGATGGCGCGCGAAGCAATCCGTTTTCTTCCTGGCGACATCGTGGAAGTGATGGACAACAATTACGCGGCAACGCGCCTCGGTGGGCGCATCATGTCGCATGCTGGCGCAACCATCATTGTTGATACTGACATTTATGAGTTGGCTGGCGGTGGTGATTCGATGTCGCTGATGGGATCGAACGGCAAATTCGCTAAGTATGAGATAGACAGCGTGGATGGTCGCCTGGTGACCCTTAAAAAGGCTCCTGTCTGGGTGCGCGACGGTACCGTATTTGTCATCACTACCGGGGCGGTGGCGCCTCGACTGTTCCGCATCATGGGTATTTCTGAGGACGATAACAACTCCGTTTACAGTATATCAGCCACGCTGCATGACCCAAATAAACAGGCCATTGTGGACGAGGGGGCTGTATTTGAGATCCCTAATGATACGCTGAATGGGTACCGGGTCCCCAACGTCGAAAACCTGCGCATCATCAACACAAATAGCGAGACTGTTCAGGTAACGGCTACGTGGGAAACGGCCACCACAACGAAAAAACTGGTGTTCGAACTGTATGTTTACGCCGCGAACGGCGCAGTTGTTGCTCAGTTTGAAACAGAGCAGTTCCGTTACGAGTTCTACGGACTCAACGCCGGGAGCTACACGCTTGGTGTGCGAGGAAGAAATGAAAACGGGATGAAAGGTGCGGAAACGCAGGTCAGTCTGATTATTGGCGCGCCCATGGCACCTAATTCTGTTCAATGGATTCCGGGACCGTTACAGGCAACGCTGGTTCCTGTTATGTCGGTGACGGCAACGACAGACACTTCGTTTGAATACTGGTATGCAGGCGAGACGCCGATCCCCCTGACGAATGATATGGAGGACAACACACAATTCCTCGGGCGCGGTAATCAGTGGACCATTCAGAACCTCAAATTTGATCACATCTATTATGTGTATGTGCGGACACGTAATGCATTCGGCGTTTCTGCGTTTGTTGAAGCATCAGGCAAACCGACTGAGGATTTCAGCGACATTACCGACGCCATTCTGGAGCAGATCAAGGATACCGAACTGTTCAAGGATCTGATTGAAAATGCCGTGGAGGGCAGTGAAAAAGTTGCTGAACTGGCAGAGGCGGTCAGTCAAAACGCCGACCAACTGGCGGCGGCAGTGGGCGCGAACCGGCAGACGGCAGAAGCCATCATTGGTAATGCCCTGGCCATCGCTGATGTTGTAGTGAGGCAGTCGGCGCAGAACGGGGCGAACAGTGCAACGTTCACCCAGTTGCGGGAGGTCATCGCAACCGAAACACAGGCCCGCGTTACGGACGTGACGCGCCTGGAGGCGAAAACCGACCAGAACGCGGCACAGGTAACGCAGCTCACGCAGGCGCTGTCTGACGAGACTCAGGCCCGCGCGACGGCGGTTGATACGCTGACGGCACAGACGGAGGACAATACCGCTAACGTAACGCAGCTCACACAGGCTGTGTCCACGCTCGACAGCGCTACCGCGTCCCGGTTCGACGAACTGTCAGGGAAAACGGCTAATGCTGCTGGTGGGGTGCAAAACACGGCGGTGGCGCTGATTCAGGAGACGCTGGCGCAGGTCAACACCCGAATGACGCTCAGTGTTCAGTACGGTGCAAACAGTGCCGGTATCCAGCGTGTTGATAACGTGATGGTGGACGCGAGCAAAGCTGTCGCTGAGTCGCTGAAAACCCTGGATGCGACCGCTGGCGGCAATGCCAATATCACGGACTTCGCAAAAACGATGTCTGATTTTACGCAGACCTCTGCAACGAAAATCAACTCACTGAGCGTCACGGTAAACGGCCAGACTGCGGCAATAACCACTAACGCCCAGGCAGTAGCAGATATCAACGGCAACCTGAACGCGATGTACAGCGTCAAAGTGGGCGTGGATGTGAATGGCGTGCAGTACGCGGCAGGGATGGGGCTGGGTGTTCAGAACACTCCTTCTGGCATGCAGTCACAGGTTATTTTCCTTGCTGACCGCTTCGCGGTTATGTCTCAGGCTGGTTCAGCCGTCACGCTGCCGTTTGTTATTCAGAACGGTCAGACATTTATTCGTGCCAGCTTTATTCAGGACGGTACTATTGAGAACGCCAAAATCGGCAACTATATCCAGTCTAACAACTATGTGGCCGGCTCTGCCGGATGGAGACTTGATAAGGGAGGAATGTTTGAAATTAACGGTGTGGGCGGTGGCGGTAGGATGTTGATATCCAGCACGCTCATTCAAATATACGACAGCAACAACGTGCTGCGCGTCAGAATGGGGTTATGGTAATGCCACAGGGGTTACAATGCTGGGACGGTGCAGGGCGCATTGCCGTTGATTTAAGTGATTATGCAATCCGATATATTGGGAGTGCTTCTGTAACATTTGCAGCCGGAGAAATGACAAAAGACGTTTCATTTCCCGGCATAACCCAAGCCGGATCATTTATATCTATTTTGACGTCTTATGACTTGGTTTCAAACGAATATTACTGCCGTGCATATGATGGCGGCTTTACTGTATTTTATTTGCCGACCACTGGCAGTCCCGGATTTACTTTTACTGTCGAGGTTTATAACTTTCAATGAGCGGATTTGAAGTTTACAACGGTTCCGGGAAGTTGCTCGTTGACTCACAAAACAGATCTACACTTTTTTATGATCAGCGCTTGATAGGAGCCGTAACCGATAAGGGTTTTTATCGTGTAGATAGCCCATTTGGTGACGGAAGTACGCTGGGTCACACCCAGCAACAATTCTGGAATGACGGATCTTTAAGGTGGTTGCAACTGGATGCAAATAAGTATGGTTTGCCCGGTGCCAATCTTCTTGAGGACAATGCGGGAAGAATGATACGCACAGCGAGAAACATTGGAATGCAGAGCGGCTATCTTGATGTTTTCGACAGCAGCGGCTCTCTTATCTGGAGCGCAGCATCAGCATCAAGCATGCCAAGAGTGGTTGGTTTTTTTGACGTGCCAGCGAACTACGATCTGCAGAACAATACCTTAGCTATAAACCTCACCTTTAACCCGTGGATCCTGATTAACAACTGCCCTGGAAATATCACGACTGATGGCATTGTTGGAGGATATTCTGGGATTGTTCTAAAATGGACAGGCTCACAACTGCAAGGAAGGTATATATCAAAGAATCAGCGCAGTTGGAGCCAGACAATTCAGGGGCGTGGTTTACGAATTCCCATTGCTCAGTTTGTTGGGATTTGATGCTGGCGGAACGCGAGGGTATTGTGTTGCGAGCATGTCTTGTCTAACGCCTTTTCCCGATTCAAAGCGGTATATCACATCGAGCTTACCCGTTTTCTGGTAACAAATATTACTGAGTCGCTTATTAATATGGCGGCTGAATATTCCATTGCTGGTGTCTGAAATAACGTTTAGTTCTCTCGTAGCACAGTTAATATTTACGTGAGTCTCACCACTGAGTGATAACCTGGCCGCATCCACCGGGTAATCCATTTCGAAAGCGTAACTTCTGTCATTAGCAGCACAGCCCGTCAGCAGCAGTGCGACGGCAATTACTCGTTTCATTTCAACATTCCTGTATTTACTGGAATATCCATTTTATTTGAGTTTAAAAAATAGTCAGATTGGTGCTGGCGATCAATTCTACATTATTGATCGCCATAAACGATCATTATTAACGTGAGGTAGTTCATGATTTACACAACGGGCACTATTGCTATTGCCGGAAACTCGTTGACTGGCACTGGCACAAATTTTACAGCGGCAGGTTCGCTCATCCGGGTTGGGTGCTCGTTGATTTCCCTGACTACACCGCCACAGGTGTTCCAAATAACGGCAATCAACAGCGCCACCCAGCTCACCGTAACGCCAGCGGCAAACCCGGCAATTGCAGCGGGTACCGCTTATGCCATCCTGCTGAGTGATTCGCTGAGCGTTGACGGACTGGCTCAAAATATCGCTGAGACGCTGACGCTGTATCAAAAAAATATGAGCGGTTTCGCCGACGTGATGAATGCGTCTGGTGACGTCACTATCACAACAAACGGTGTGGCCGTCACGGTTCCCGGCCAGAAGTCACTGGCAAAAAAAGGGGCTAACTCAGATATCACTTCTCTGAACGGGCTAACAACACCGCTCAGCCAGGGGCAGGGTGGGACGGGATTAGCAAACCCATTCGGTACCACCCCCGGATCGTTTTGTCCGGGAAATGATAACCGTCTGAATACAGTTGAAGGCAAAACCGGTGGAACCATCAGCGGTAGCGTTTATTTGAGATCTGCATCTCCTGCTGTAGCCCCCGCTGCTGGCACAGAAACAGTTACACCGTTAACCAGCTCAGGCTGGAATAGTGGTGTGTATAACGGGGCACAGTTCCTGTTTCACGGCCTGGCTGTCCAGGGCGCGGGGTCTAAGGCGGTCATTGCTATCCAGCCGACGTCGAGTTCAGGTTATACCAGGTATCTGTTTGATCAGTTCGGTTCGGCAACAGCCCCCGGGACGTGGATTTCAAACTCTGACGAGCGTCTGAAAACTCAAATCGAACGCATTGCGGAACCGCTGGAAAAAATGAAGATGATCCGTGGTGTTTCGTGGAAACGTCTGGACGGTGTCTCGCCTGGCATCGGGTTCATTGCTCAGGAGGTTCAGTCCGTATTCCCGGATAACGTTTTTGTCACTGGCAACAGAGAACTGGACGACGGTACCGTAATTAAAGACGTATTAAGTCCTGACACTGCTGGTGTGGCAGCAGCCCTGCATCATGAGGCCATCCTTGCATTAATGGCGCAGATTGACGCACTGACGACACGCGTTGCTGAACTGGAACAAAAAAATCCGGCGTGACGGTCATCGCTACCAGAAATCCGCAGTAATGCTGGGCGATTTTTTCAGTCAGGGCGTAGCACAGTTGAATCTGTTCGACGACAACGCGCCGCGTCGTGACAGCGAACAACTGATGACACTGTTAGATCAGCTAAATGCCAAAGAAGGAAAAGGCACTCTGTATTTCGCTGGACAAGGAATACAGCAGCAGTGGCAGATGACGAGGGAAATGCTCTCGCCGCGTTATACGACGAGATTTTCTGATTTGCCTGTCGTCAGGTGAAACAATAGGCGATATGCTTCTGTTGGTTGAATATTTCAAGCCAAAACAAAAAAGGAAACACGTCCGCTTTGTGCCAAAAACGGACGTTGCTAATATCGAACCATGATAACGTATTGGGATCACGTCAACGTAACAGGTCATAGTATGAGAAGAAGCCCTCTCAAGGAGGGCTGTTATAAGATATAAATTGTTTTTATCTCACTCAGTGTGCTTTATCGCACGCGCTACATATTGAAGTGTCTCATCAGAATAGTTTTTGGTATTTACCTGTAAGAATGATGCACCTGCAACACTTCCTAGAAGGTTTGGTTCAAGGTAATACATGTGATTTTCAGGACTTATCACTCCGTCTTTAACAAGCTGAGACAAAAGCATTCGTCCGTCCTCGCCTCGTAACATACGAGCATGATTAACTTTATCTTGAAGCCTTGCCAAGCGGCCTTTACTGTGAGACCTAAACGCCATAACGATTCGCCGAAACACTCTTAACGCATCAGCAACCCGATCGTCGGAATTAGAATTTACAAGCTTGTTTGAAAACGCAGACCATGGAAAACCTTCTGATGATGGCCAGTTCACATAAAGCTCAGATCCAGGGCGGACCAAAGGGGGATTAATAGTTTGATTACTTTCGAATCGGTTTGCTTCAAGAATAACGCTTGTGTTTCCCTCATCTTTTTTGACTGACTTAACAATTAACTTTTCGCTGTTTATGCGAAGGCAGTCACAAGAAATACTAATAGGTGAGAAAAGCTCAAGCTGTTCGCCAGAAACGAACTCAACATCAGAAGATTCCGTATTGATGAAAACGTTGCCTACTTTAGTTCCGAGAACTATTGAGCTATATCCATCGGATGTAAACTCAATCTCTTTTGGTTCTTCATCATTCGAATTAGAGATAATAAATTCAACGTGAAGCCTCATATCTTCATCATCATTAACTATCAAGGTAGCACTGTCATTAATTTTTAGCTTAGATAGAGCAGAGTCGAAAAGAATTCCTATGAAGGAACTATTAATTTCTAAATCACCATGCTGCACCCTAGACTCAACGAAAAAGTCAAATAGGAATGGGTTAGGCGTTGAAACGCCTAATAGGCAATAGTTCTTTGCAGCATTAGAAATACTTTTATTTTCACTCCTCAATGCATAGGACAATATGCATGCTTCAAAGACAGAGCTAGCAACCTTTCTTCCCGTCCCGTCTAAGAATGGATGTTGAGGCAACATACTTTCAACAGCATCATTATACAAAGCAATTAAATCACCACTTAGCATACTCATACTATTTATCGGCGGGATGTTAAATAATCTACATGCAAGTCGACTAAGTTGCTCATCGATTGAATAAAGATCTTCTTTTATTGAGTCAAATTTTTCAGATAACTGCTGAGTCAGCTTGTACTGCTCTCGCGACAAAACAGCTTTGCATATACTCAACAACATTTCACCGCTCAAAATATCTTTCATTTCCTCAAGAATTCTAGATGGATTTTTGATGGTGCCAATAACTTTTGATACGGCTTCCAAAACCGGTGCATACCCGAAGAATCTAGTGGATTCAGCGCCCGATATCTCCTTCAATTCGTCAACTACACCACGGATTGAGCTTTTATATACTTGTGAATGTATGCTAAGAGAAGATGATAAGTGTCTATATTCTTGCCTTTGACTTTCAGATAATCTCAGAAGATTTTTTTCGATGAAGTCAGTAGCTTCAGACTCATTAAAAAATTCAATATCGAAAACAGGGCAATTAATATTATGAATCTCACTTAAAATTAGCCAAGCCTCCTCAATAATACCCACTCGGCCAAATATAATTATTGGGTTCTTATTTCTCTTTGAAACTTTACTGACGTCGAGCAAAAAGTCTTCAAATGAATCTTGGGTTACTCTTAACCTAGCCTCATCTAAAGAGTCAATTATTAAACCAACCGATCCGGAATTCCATGCTGGTAAAATATCTTTGTTTGCCAACCCGCCAATAACATAATTACCAGCAATACTTGAAGCCTTTGATAAATCCAAATATATACTACCAGTTTTATTACTTAGTTCCCTCGCCAGCACTGACTTACCAACAGCCCCGGGGGCGCTTATAAGAATCACTCTCGCGCCATCAATATCCCCAGTCAGGTTTTCATTCAACGAAAGTCTGGCTGGAACGTAGTTCGTAGTTAAATCTTGAGAGAAAAACCAACCATCACCATCTTCATTATCACTTACTACATGAACGCCACTTAAAAGGGCCGATATGTCGTCTATTTTGTATTCCATATTATTTCTTACTCCTATAATAAGTTGATAGGGATGTGCTTAGTTCAATCCGAGGTTTACGGTTCTGACCTGTACCACAACGATCTATCATAGGTTAGTCCTACAACCTAACGATAATGAAAAAATGAGAACGTCCGCTTTTCGCTCACAGCAGACCTTCAGCTCAGTTATCTTGTCCGCTCTGTGCCAGGAGCGGACGTTGTTAAGCTCATGCAGTATGGATTAACGAAGAGCAGACGTTATATTTTGTCCTGATTGACACGGGATGAAAGCTCCTGATGGCTCTCTTTTCGCTCGCTGTAACGATCAGCAAGATAATCGGTTTGTCCCTTAAGCAGCAGTGTGATTTTAAACAGCTCCTCGGCTACATCGACGATGCGGTCATACCATGACGAAGGTTTCATTCGTCCGTTTTCGTCGAACTCTTGCCATGCCCTGGCTACGGAGGACTGGTTGGGGATCGTAAACATCCGCATCCAGCGGCCCAGAATACGCATCTGGTTCACTGCATTGAAGGACTGTGAACCGCCGCAGACCTGCATTACCGCAAGTGTTTTGCCCTGCGAAGGACGAACCGCGCCTTCACTTAATGGTATCCAGTCAATCTGCGCCTTCATAACTGCGCTCATAGCCCCGTGCCGTTCAGGAGAACTCCACACCATCCCGTCACACCATCTGACCAGACCGCGCAGTTCGGTGACTTTAGGATGCGTGTCCGGCGCATCATCCGGCAGGGGTAAACCGGAGGGGTTAAACAGTTTTACCTCCGCGCCCATCGCCGTCAGCAGGCGACCAGCTTCTTCCGCGGCAAAGCGGCTGTAGGAGCGCTCTCTTACTGAGCCATACAGGATAAGAATCCGTGGCGGCTCCTCCAGGTGCAGGCGTTCAGCGATGTGTTGATCAAAGCATTCAGTATTCAGGGCAGGAAATTGTTCCAT